GCAGCTGTGCTGGCTGCAACAAACCCGATGAATTGTTCGGGTTCTGTCTGCGCCGTCCCTGGGAGGCTGCGCCGATTCAGGGTTCCGCCGAGAGATTCGAGCCGGGCAACAAGAACAATTGTTCGGGTTTCGGGGTTGTCCTCCTCGGAACGGCGAGCTGCCAGCTCCGACCTGGTAGATTCCACCCGAACATTTCTGGCTGCCCGCTGCACAGCCAGCGTCAAATGATTGACACAAAAAAATGTATTTTTTGCTTGATTGTGTGAAAATAGTTTCCTATATTATATAGTGTAGGCGGTGAATGAGTCGAACTGTCACTGTACAAGTTACAAACTTTGAAAGGCTAACGTAGCCGCCTACTCTTTGTGAGAACTAGAACTAGGAGAAAAGACTATGAAGATTACAAAACAACATTTAGTTAATATGGGTTTTACCAAAACTGATTTAGGTGGCGGTAATGAAGGTTACTCTTTAGAACTTCCTAACGGGTACAGTATGCTGTTTACTGGTGAGGGTTTAGGCGCTCATGTAGAAAGTGAAGGCACGAGTTTTGGTATTTATCACCCAGAGCATGAATTTGTTTGGGGTACAGAGGGGGCGCTGTAAGATGGACTACAAGAAGCAAGAAATTCAAGAGCACTTCGAGGAGTGGTTGGAAGAGCAGATTATTCATCAAGGCGGTGATTGGGTTATGGACAACCTAGACGAACTTCACCACGAGTGCTTCAACACAGACTATTACATCATTGGCACGCAAGATGCCATCGAGTGGATGGGCAACCAAGCATTTGGAATTATCCAATTCGTCAAAGAGTATGAAGAAGACAACTTCGGGCAGTGTGGCACACCATTGGACGACCCAGAGCGCGTTGTGAATATGTATGTCTATATCATTGGTGAAGAAGTAGTGAACGATTACAGAGCAAAGAAAGACGCCGCTTAATCAATCGCCCGCCCGTGCGTTATCGGGTTTCCTCCCAAACTGCCCCCGCCTCGTGCGGGGGTTTTTTTATGCTCGCATTACCTGCTGGCGTTAATTTGTTCGGGTTGAATCACAGCTGCCCGCTTACCTGCGGCGGGATATGTTCGGGATTCGGGCAACCTGCTCCCTGGTTCGGTATATGTTCGGGTTCTGGCCTCCCTAGCTCGGGGTCGGGTTGTTCGGGTTTCGGGCTTCTAAGGTTCTGGCAGCAAATTGTTCGGGTCGGGGCGCCGTCTTCCCAGGCAGCAGCGGAAAACCCGAACATTTGTTCGCAAATTTGCAGCTGGCGCCAGGCGCAGCGCAGCGTTTTGACGGCAAAAAAAATCGAACAATTGTTCTTTTTTTACTATACTATGAAACGTTTTTCCTGTACGGTTATAGAGTGAGAACATTTTAGAAAGGAAAAAACGATGACTCATATGAATAATGGTTTTATGGTTTTTGGTTTAGAGTGTGAAATAGACGATTTGTCACCATCACGCGCTGAACGTGCTTTATCAGATGCTGGTCTGGATGCGATTTGGGTTACTACCGATGCATCCAGTGGCGTAACCGCTGAAATAGTATTTCCGCCCTTGCCATTTTGTACGCGCTCAAAAAACTTTGTTGGGCGCGTTTATGAAACGCTGGAAAATGCGGGCGCGACTATTTCGGCTGGATGTGGTCATCATGTCCATTTTAGCGCTTCGCAAGTAACTAATTGCACAATGGATGAATTTTTTGATGATGCAACAAATCGCGCTCGCAATACTTCATATAATGATGCCAATGGCGCAAAATTGCCTAGTGGCGATTTGTTCGGCGATGTGATGCCGTTTGAATTGGTTAAGGATGTGGTTTATCGCTATGGAACGCATCAACAAGAAGTAAACCGCATTTTGCCGCGCTCGCGCCATGATAACCGTATGTGCAACAATCTTTATAATAAAGTTCGCCATAACGATTTTAATGGCCTTTCATCAATGGGCGATTTAAATGCACATTTAGGCGGAAAGTTTGCCGCTATAAATGTCTCAACATATAACACGCATGGCACAATAGAGTTTAGACAGCATGCGGGGACATTGAACGCCCATAAAATTTGGGGATGGGTTGAACTTATTCACAACATGTTTGTTTGGTCTGATAATGAGCGGTTAGAATATAACGCGCAATCATCAACAGACGTTCAACCATTTCGCCCGTCATGTCGCAATGGTGTCGCTTGGTCTATGTGCCGTACTGATAATGGCGCATCTGTTGCCGAATTGATGGATGCAATTGGATGGACGCCAAACAATGTTCGCAGAACTATTTCAGAATGGCGCTCGCGGTTTGGTGATGATATCGTTCAAACCATAGGACAACAGAACAATGGCGCATCATATGGTGATGGCGATACCCATACCCGTTACATAATACGCGAGACGTTAGGCAATAGCGTTTCGATAATACCAGCCAACCGCGCAGGCCAAACAAGTATATGGGCGGGTCTATCAGATGATTGCTATGAATACATGCAAGGCCGCATTCAAGAGTTATCGCATTAAAGATAACCAACCAACCAAGCAACAGGGGCGCAAATCGCGCCCCTTTTTTTGCGCCTACCTATTCGGCAGCCTTCTGGCGACTGTCAGAAAATTGACAGGTACCCTAGACCCAAGTGTCAAAAATTTGACGGGCCTGTCAGAGACCCGACACCCCCCTCTGTCAAAAAATTGACGCGGAGCACTACACACCGTGTTTTACAAAAACGACCACACTACTCTTGACACTGTGGGAAAGATGTTTCATATTGTCAATATATTGACAGTCATAAGGAGGATAGTATGACACAGACACGATATAGATTAAACATGGGTGAGCCGTTTGAGTTCACTGCCAGCACTGACGAGCATTTCTTAGGTACCCTGCGTGAAAAGCACATGTATGCTAAGAGCGATGACCAGGCTTTCTTGCGTCAGGTAGCCGCTACGGCTTGTGAGTGGACGGGTAAATCGATTAATTTTTCAGATGTAGCGTCATTTAAGCGTAGTTTAGAAGATGCTGGCGTCCTGGAGGTTGTAAATGGCTAAAAGATTAGCGCAATCTGATTGGACGGCAGATGATTTAAAGGCGAAGCGAGAGGCATTGGGCATGAATAAGGCTGAGATGTCTCGTAGGCTTGGTGTGACTTATCGTCAATACATGTATTACGAGAACGGTCACACTAGAGTTAGCAAGGGTTTGGAGCAATTTATTAACGATTTGCTTAATCCAACGGGCAGTGACAAAGAAAAGTCTCAAGGTACCCTGAGTGATTTTGAAAAAGACAGGATAACTAGGCTTTTAAACGCCCTGCAAAACCACCCCCTTGATGATTTAGACGAGCGGGCGCAAAAAATTTTACGTCAAAGTTCTGAAGAAATCGTGCTGTTGTTGTCAAAGCTTGGCAATTAGCATATTATTGTCCTACCAAATTAATTTGAGGCAGGCAAATGGCGCAAAAAAACATGATGGGCGGTGGCATGGCGCCACCCCCGGCTTCTCCCGCTAATCCTACAGCGTTAAATTTCCAGAGTGACCCGAACATGCGACAGCAGTTCAAGGGTTTTATGTCTGGTTTGTCTAAAAGGGCGGAGTCACAACCCGTGGCGCAACCTTTACCTTCGCCTATGCCGATGTACACGCCTGCTGCGGACATAGATATTTTTCAGCCTATGCCTATGGAAATGGGGGGTATGGTTCCTCGTTCTACTGAGATTGCTGGTCAGCCACATATGTTATCGTACATTACGCCTGGTGAGGCTATGGCTTTGAGGTCTATGGGCGGCTCTGGACAACCTGGGCCTGCTGGTATTCCTGCTTTTAGTTATGAAGATGAGGCTTTTGGCGGTGCTAGTTCTTCTGCGGGGTTCGGCGGCAGCACTAATTTTAGTTCTGGTGGCGGTGGGAATAACAACACCAGTGACGATGATAACGATTACACTCCCGGTTTTAGTCAAACTTATACCGATGGTACTCCTGCTGGCACCACGATTAGTGGCAACACAATCACGGGTGGCACAATCAAAGGCGGGTTCACTCGTGGGGAAGTGCTTGGTGGTGACGATAGCGGCGGCGATAACATTGCTGTTGGCCCAGTTGCTTTTGGTATTGGTGCGCGTCCTAGTGTAAACTTATCGGCTCGTACAATGCCTGTGAGTGGTGGCGATGCGTTGTCCAATGAGATAGGCAAGCGTTCTAGCTATGATGATGCGCCTATGAATTCTAGGGGTTTGTTAACCAATCAGGCGCAGGCTGACGCGGCTATGGGTATTGGTGGTGGTTTTGGGGCTACGGGCGCAACGCAATCAGTCAGTGGTTCTCCCACCGCTAGTGGTTATGACGAATTTGCCTTAGGCCCCCTTAACTTACTTGGAAATGTTAATTTATTAGACCCTGATGCTGTCATGCGTCAGGCGCTTGATTCAAGTGCACGTTTAATGCAGGACGCTTACGGTCAGGTTGCTGTTAACCCAGAACTGACGGGTCTTCCTGGTGGCGCCGCTGTGGTTTCTGGCAGGCCGCTGCAGACTGTTGACGAGATAATGTATAACGACGCAATGATGCGTACAGATATGTCTCCTGCTGATATGGAGCGTATTCAGCGCGAACGTGCGGCGCAGGATATTACGCGCCGTGGTGGTACTGTAGATGTTAATCCTGAAACTGGTCAGCTTATTGCAAATTACCCTCAGACTCCTTCTATGCTAGATACTGTGCCACAGTCCATACCCACTCCGATTGGTATGCCTGATGAAATTCGTTCTATGCGAGATACATTTAATGATTTAGATGTTTTTGGTCCGAATACAGGTGGCGCTCCTGTTACTATTGGCACTCCAGAGCCTCGCCCAGATACGCCTTTTGAGCAAGGCGCAGCGGCTGGAGAGAGGGTTGCACAAGGGGAGCCGTCTGGCACTTCTTCTGACTATTATTCAGAAGCTCAAGGTGGGTTTGGGCGTGAGCGCACAGAAGCTGGCAGAACTAACAGGGTGGCTGATTCTGGTTTTGGCTCAGGTGAAATTTACAGAACAAAAGGCGATGATTTAACTCAGGATGAGCAGAACAAGTTGATTGAAAACGCCATGAATCGGCGGACGACTGTTACGCTTGGACTTCAGGACCCTAGATTTGGGGGGAGTGCCCCGCCTCTTGGCACAAAAGACGCTGTAACTGTCAGTTCTCTTGACCAGCTAGCTAGAAGGGCTGGTTTAGCTCCCGGTTCATTTGGGGGTCAAATAGCTGAAGACTTAGGTTTTTTTGGTCAGTCAATCGCTAATTTTGGGGCTAAAAACGCTGGCAAGATGTATGATAACATCGTTAACAAGGGGCATCGTCCTGTTTACGATAACCGTGGTCAGATTATCGCCACTGTAAATAGTTTGGGCCAGATAGGCGCTGGCAGTCGTCCGATTAACATGGACTTTGTTTCACGCGCTGGTGATGACATGTTTGATTTAGAGGGCTTCACTTACGACCAGGTCGCTGACATGCAAGCCTCGACTAAAGGCGGTGACAATCCTTTAATTATCGCCGACCAAATAAGAAAAATAGACAAAGAGGTTGCTGAACGGTCTGAGGGGCTTGGTGGAATTGGTGATGCGCCTCCGCAGGCTCCTTCCACTGTTCAGCCTTCCACTTCTTTAAGTGGCGCAGCGCAAGTAGCTAATCCGCTTCAGTATGGTTATGGTCAGATTCAGGGCATTAATCCTAACTTAGACAATGCCGCGAATAAGTTCTTATCATTCCTTGGCGGTTTTGCCGAGGGTGGCGAGGTTGAGAAATTCAGAGGTGGCGGCGGTGTAGGTCGTCAAGATTATCAGGGCGGCACTATGTCTGGCGTTACTGGAGATGTATCTGGCAGCACGACTTCTGATGCGGCGTCCAGTCGAGCTACTGAAGGCGTAAATAGCGGCACTGGGCGTTCTTTCTCTGGGGCGGAATTGTCCGGCAATCAGAACATGACAAGTGACAACAACGCAGTTCAAAGCGTCATGGCGACACCTGTTCAGAGGCAGACAGTTATAGCTACACCGTTAGATGGCCCTGCGCCACAAGCAGAGAAATTAGTGCCTGTGGAAGGTGCACAGTCACAGCCGCAAATTCAGCAACAGCAAATCGTTCCCGGGAACATGATTCAGACGCAGGCTGGCCCTATTGACCCTGCATCAATGAGTCTTTCTGAAAAAACGAGCTTGATAGGTGAGGGTTTAGGCAATCTCTTGGATTTTGATTTGTTTAGTGCCCCAGAAGTTGATGGGGAAATGGCGGCGAGATTCGAGGCTGCTGGTTTTAGCCCATCTGCGGCGGCGAGTATAGCAACTCCTACAGGCGGCCTCTTTGATATTCCTGAGTCCGTTCCTCTAGGCGCTGCGCAAACCAGTTACAAGCAGTTTGCTACCACCCCTGAAAGCAAGATTAACATGGGTAGAGTAGATATGGGCGATAGAGGTTTTGACTTCAGTGGTTTAGGCGATGTGCTTGCTAGAGCCTATGACGCAACAAAGCAGAAGCTTTCAACGGCTCTTGACCCAGTGGATTACAGCAATTTAGACCAGCTTGGTCAAAATCTTAGGAATCAGTAATGAAAATCCTTCTGGCTATGCTCAAAAAAATATTTTCACACAATCATGCTGGTGATTTATCTCAGCACAGGTTGCATACGCTTCGTTACGAGGATTTATGTAAATAAAGGGCTATGAACAATCAATTTGATATACCTGTTGAGTATCTTACTGACGATGAAATAGCAGAGCTTAGTAAGGTAGTAGGGCGCTTTGAAGAGGTATCTAAGAGAGACGAAAACCAAGAAGGTTTCATGTCTTTTGTAAAGCATGTTTGGCCTACCTTTATTGAGGGCAATCACCACAAGATTTATGCTGAAAAGCTACAGCGGGTGGCTGAAGGCAAGTTGAAGCGGTTGATTGTGAACATGCCGCCCCGACACACGAAATCTGAATTTGCGAGTTATTTATTTCCTGCTTGGTTGATGGGTCGCAAGCCCGAAACCAAGATTATTCAGGCGACACACACGGCTGAGTTGGCTGTGGGTTTTGGTCGTAAGGTCAAGAACCTTATTGACAGTGAGATATATCGTGATGTGTTCCCTGAGTTGAAGCTTGCGGCTGATGCAAAAGCGTCTGGTCGCTGGTCTACATCTAAAGGGGGCGAGTATTATGCTGTGGGCGTTGGTGGCGCGTTGGCTGGTCGTGGTGCTGATTTGTGTATTATTGATGACCCTGTTTCTGAACAAGATGCGTTATCACCCACAGCCCTTGATAATATTTACGAGTGGTACACTTCAGGCCCCCGACAGCGTCTCCAGCCAGGAGGCGCAATAATTATTGTTATGACGCGGTGGAGTATCCGTGACTTGACAGCAAAGGTGTTGCAGAAGCAGGCGGAGGGTGGCGCTGACAATTGGGAGGTTGTAGAGTTTCCTGCAATTTTCCCCGATAATGACAAGGTTTTATGGCCTGAATATTGGAAGAGGGAGGAGTTAGAGGCTGTAAAGGCGTCTATTCCCGTTGCTAAATGGAACGCGCAGTATTTGCAGAACCCTACCGCCGAAGAGGGCGCGATTATCAAAAGGGAGTGGTGGAATGTTTGGGATAGTGGTGAGCCGCCAGCTTGCTCATACATCATACAATCATACGATACTGCCTTCTCTAAGTCAGAGAGAGCGGACTATTCTGCTATTACTACTTGGGGTATTTTTGAACCTGTGGATGGAGACGGGGAAGCCATCATCTTACTTGACGCGCAACGAGGTAGATGGGATTTTCCAGAACTTAAACAAGCTGCCCAAGATTTATACGAAGAGTTTGAACCAGACATGGTTCTTATCGAGCAGAAAGCCAGCGGTATGCCGCTCACGCAGGAGTTGCGGCGCATGGGCGTGCCCGTCACACCCTTTACGCCTTCAAGGGGCGCTGATAAATTTACCCGCATGAACGCCTGTGCGCCAGTGTTTGAATCTGGTATGATATGGCGGCCTGATATGAATTTTGCCGAGGAAGTGGTCGAGGAATGTGCCGCATTTCCTAATGGTGAGCATGATGACTTGGCGGATTCAATGACACAGGCTATACTGAGGTTCAGGCAGGGTGGGTTTATTATTACTCCCTCTGATTATGATGAAGATGATTATAGAGAGTTTCGTAGGAAACGGGAGTATTACTGATGGCTAAACCTGAAGCACCGATTATGCCCGAAGAGGTAAGGAAAAAGCGCAACGCAAGTGCGGAGCGTACTGAGCGTCCGTCTAGAAAGGCCTACAAAGAGATGGGCTTTACTGACGCTGAATTGAAAAAAATGGGTATGAAAGATGGCGGCGAAGCTGTTCCTGCAAAATTCAAAGGCTTTTCCAAGCTACCTGAAGGTGTTCAGGAGAAAATGGACCCTAAACTTGCTCAGAAGTATGAAAAGGGTGGGGCTGTTGGCAGTTGCCGTGGTATGGGTGCTGCTCTGCGCGGTGGCAAGTTCTCTGGAGTGAAGTGATGGAAAAGATTGACGGCCTTACACCGCGTCAAATCCTCACCAAAGGTACTACGCAGGGCGTTGGAAGCCTTACCAATGCTCAGTATGACAATTATACTCTTCAGATTGATAATCAAAAGAAGGGCGTGCCTAATTACAGCAAGAGTCCTCGTAAATACGCATCTGGCGGCGCGGTTCGTGGTTATGGTGCGGCAACCTCTGGGACAAAGTTTAAGGGTATATTCTGATGGCAAAACCTTTTAAATCAAGAAAAGAAATAGCTAAAGGCTTTCAAAATAAGCCTTTTAGAGCGTTTAAAAAGCAGGGTATGATAGCTGATTTTATAAGAGCCATTCAGGGAGAGCTTCCTCCGTTTAAAAAATACGAGAACGGTGGGGCTGTAACAAAAGGCCGTGGCGGCAAGTTTAAAGGAGTATTCTAATGTCTGGCATCATCCGCATTGAAATCGACATGAATAGCATCGAGGATATGATTCCCGGCTACGGCGATGGGGATGATGATAACTTTGTGTGTCCTGTTTCTACACAAGATGCCGATTTAAATAAAAAAAACAGACAAGTGGCAGTGGACGAAAGGCATTATGGCGTTCCTTCTGTTGAGAAAACAGAGAAAGAAATGCGTTGTGGTACATGCGCTAACTTCAACTTACGCTCTGCGCTGCTTAATTGCATATCGGAGGGCTTGGGGCTAAAGGAGGGTAGTGGCTATTGTGACGAACTGCATTTTGTGGCTTCAATGGAAAACGTCTGTGATTTATGGTCTGTTGGGTCGCCCACAACAGATGGCGATTTAGACGATTATCCTTCAGACATGGGGAATCAGAAGGATATTATGTAATGGACATAAAAGACCGTATTTTAGAGCCATTTGACTTTCAGAAGTCACCTAGTATGAGCAGCCAGATGTTTGAGGCTGCTCCTAGTGTATTTGGCGGAAAAGATGGTGCTAATCTATTGCAAACAGCCAACAGAGTTATGATTGGTGGGCCTTTGGATATATTTGACCTAATTGGTCGCGCTGGCGATGCTGGGCTTCGCGGTGCGGCGGAAGTAATTGGCGAGGGCTATGAGGCATTAGGCGGTGGGCAAGGTATGTCGAAGCGGTTAAAGCGAGACATTTACGGGTTGGGTCAGATGGCTGGATTAGTTGCAGGGGCAAGCCCTTCGTCTCTGTCTGGCGCGAGAGTTCCCTCCACTCGCCGCGCCTCCGCATCTGACTCAACGCCTTCTGAGGGGATTATGAAGGCGTTAGAGAGTCCACCAAAACCTGCTGGTTTATTGCCCGCGCCAAAGTCTAGAAAAGCTTTAGAAGGTGAGATTGTTTCAGGGCCTTCTGATAAATTTCTTCAGGCTCAAGCAAAAAGAGACAAGGCAATCTCTAAACAAGGTAGAGAAGTATATGAAGAAGAGATGGATTACCTTGGCTTAGAAGACTCTTTCCAGACAATTAAGGCAGATATTGAGGATGGTCTGGAGGGCGCTGTTGACAGAGGTTTCGAGCCTGTAGATGTAGATGGTTTCTTTGATGACTTTCAAGACACTGTTATGTATCGCCGTATGCAGGCAGAGGGGCGGGGCGAAAAGCCTAATATGGGTGAAATTATTGCCGAAGAGCTTCCTAAAAAGATTGATGATTATGAACAAAGCTTTGGTCTTTTTGTAGATTCCAATGATATGGTTAACAAAATTTCAAAAACAGCAGACAATGTTTATGGTTTTGGCATAAGCAAGGCGAAAAAGCGCCGTGATGATGCGGCGGAATCTGTTAGTAAGTTACGCTCTGAGAGAAATCGTTTGGCGATGGAAAACAACCAAAGAGAATATTATAGAAGCATTGGCATTACTGACGATATGACAGATGACCAAATAAGAGATATACTGTACGAGCGTCAAACAGGCATGCAGCGTGATTTGGCAGGGGCGGGCATTCCAGAGCCAAAGCAACAGAAACCCAATTTGCGTGTTGTGATTGATAATGAGGACTTAGACTAATGGCAGTTGAAAAAGGCATAGGTTCAGGCGGTGACAATGTGGTGCCAATGAACCCTCAAGAACAAGCTGAAATTGATATCATTGAGATGGCTAAAGAACCCGGTCAAGTCACAATGGAAGATGGTTCTGTTATCATGGGAGACATTTCTGAAGAAATGATGATGACAGAAGTTCCGATTGACATTCCTTTTGACGCTAATTTAGCAGACTTTATGGACGATGCGGAAACTTCTTCTATCGCTTCTGATTTGATGGGTGACGTAGAGGACGATATGTCCTCTCGTGAAGATTGGGAAGACACTTATAAAAGTGGTATAGAGCTACTTGGCATGAAGTATGAGGAACGCTCACAGCCATTTGAAGGCGCGTCTGGCGTTGTACACCCTTTGCTTGCTGAATCAGTTACGCAGTTTCAGGCGCAGGCTTATCGTGAGCTTCTGCCTGCTGGAGGTCCTGTTCGCACTCAAATCATTGGTGATGAGTCGCAAGATAGATTGGCACAGGCAGACCGTGTAAAAAATTACATGAATTACCAGATTACTTATGAAATGGAAGAATACGACCCTGAGTTAGACCAGATGCTGTTTTATCTTCCGCTAATAGGTAGCACCTTTAAGAAAATTTACTTCGACCCCCTATTGCAAAGGGCTGTTTCTAAGTTCGTTCATGCCGAAGATTTAGTTGTTCCCTACACGGCAACAGACCTAGCCTCTGCAACACGCATTACACACATTGTTAAAATGGATAAGAACGAAGTTCGTAAACTACAGCTTACAGGTTTCTATTCTGATATTGATTTGCCTGGGGATGGGTACTCTGAGGAAGATTATTCAGAGGTGCAAGAGACAATAGATGATGTTCAGGGAATTTCTCCGACTGGAAACAACGAAGACATTACATTATACGAAGTACATACAAACTTGGACTTATCTGGCTTTGAAGATATGAATATTGAGGGCGAGGAAACTGGCCTGAAGTTACCGTATATTGTTACTATCTGTGAGAAAAACGGCAAAGTCTTGTCTATTCGCCGTAATTACGAACAAACAGACCCTCTACGCCGTGCCAAGCCTTATTTTGTACATTACAAATTCTTGCCTGGTCTGGGCTTCTACGGTTTTGGGCTTACACATATGATTGGCGGACTGTCTCAAGCAGCAACCAGCTTGTTAAGACAGCTAATTGATGCTGGCACCTTGTCTAACCTCCCAGCAGGGTTCAAGGCTCGTGGCGCTCGTATCCGTGATGAAGACGAACCACTAAATCCTGGTGAGTTTCGTGATATTGATGTCGCGGGTATGGACATCCGCCAATCTCTGATGACGCTACCATTTAAGGAGCCCTCGCAGACGCTCTACGCGCTTCTAGGAACGCTTGTTGACTCTGGGCGTAGGTTTGCGTCTATGGCTGACATGAAGATAGCTGAGATGGGCGGAGAGACGCCTGTAGGTACTACTATGGCTATTATGGAGCGTGGCACAAAAGTAATGTCTGCTATTCATAAGCGGCTGCACTATTCTCAGAAAATTGAATTTAAACTTTTGGCTGGTGTTTTCGCTAAATTTATGGCGCCTATGTATCCGTATGCGGTACCAGGAGCCCCACCAGAAATAAAAACAACAGATTTTGATGACCGAATTGATGTTCTGCCAGTTTCAGACCCAAATATTTTTTCTATGTCACAGCGTATTGCTTTGGCGCAGACGGAATTACAGTTAGTTCAATCAAACCCTCAGATTCATGGAAATGAACAAGGGTTGTATCAAGCGTACAGAAAAATGTACGAAGCATTAGGAGTCACCAATGTTGATGCCATACTCCCTCCACCACCTGTGCCGCAACCTACGAATCCAGCTAAAGAGAATCAAGAGGCAATGCGAGGCAAGCCTTTACAGGCTTTCGCAGAACAGAATCATCAGGCGCATATTGAGGCGCACCTCGCAATTATTGCAACACCTGTGGCACAGGCTAACGCAGCTATAGTAATGACGTTGCAGGGTCATATTCAAGAGCATCTTGGATTTATGGCTGAGTCTATGGCGCAAGAAGAAATTGTGAATCAACTTTCACCAGAAGAACAAATGCAGTTGCAATCTTCTCAGGAGGGCATGATGGCTTTCCAAACAGAGGTTGCTTCTCGCGCTGCCGAGCTTGTTGGTGAGTTGACTGAGCAATATGCACAGGCGGTTACTCCGCCACAGCAAGTAGACCCACTTGTAGCCATACGCCAGCAAGAGTTAGCTCTTCGCGGCGCTGATATTGAGCGCAAGACGAAAGAGGCCGATGATAAAGCTCAGTTTGAGCGGGAAAAAGAATTAAACGACCAAATGGAAGCGCAGGCTCGTTTAGGTATTCAAAAAGAGGCTCTGAATGAAAAAACCAGAGTTGCAGAAGAGAGCATTCAAACTCAAAGGGACATAGCCGCCTTAAACAACATGACAAAGGGACAATAAAATGTCAGCAAGTTCACTAAATCGTAAAGTCGCAGAAATACAAAAAATAAAGAAAATGGAGCGTAGAAATGCCGCTGTTAAAAGGTATGAGTCAGAAAACGATATCGTCAAACATATCGAAACTGAGGTCGGAGGGATATCCGCAGAGACAAGCGGTGGCGATAGCTTTGAGACAATCAAATCCGAAGCCCCAAAAGAAAAGCCAAAAAAGTCAGCAGCAAAAAAAACCAGTAGCTCTAAAAAAGGGTGGGCTAGTAAAAAACTTCTCTCCGATAGCTAGGCCACAAAGGTTTAAAGGTGTTTTTTAATGGCTCAAAAGAGACTTCAGAAAAACAGTGGGTACGATGAGTACGACATAGACGGGGATGGCGTTGTTACTGACGAGGAGTTAGAGCACGCGAAAGAAATTCGTCAAACTGAAAGAGATTTGCGTAAAAGTTTAGCTCAACTTCGTATGGCTAGATTTACATTAATAGCTATGGGCGCTTTTACCGCCGCAATGTTTATTGTGCCTCTTGATAGAGTGGAGGCATTGAGCGATATATCAAATCTTTTTTACATTTCTGGTGCTGGCATTGTGGGAGCTTATATGGGCACGACCGCCTGGATGAGTAGAAAATAAATGCCTAAACTTAATGAAAATACAGAGGTTGCACTTCCTCTTCGTAACATCATATCAATGTTAGGCGCTGTTTCGTTAGCCACTTGGGCGTATTTTGGTTTGACAGCTAGGTTAAACACCATTGAAACAAACATCACTATGATGAATGCAGATTTGGAGCAAAACACAGAGTTTCGTATTAAGTGGCCTCGTGGTGAGATGGGTAGCTTGCCAGCAGATAGCGAACAGTTCATGCTGATAGAGCATTTGGCTCAACAATTGGACGAGTTGTCTGCACAAATAGATGAAGGTCGCGCTCCGCATGACCAGCAACAAAAACTAACAATAGATTTTTTGGAAAAACGTATTTCTGGACTAGAGGCTCAAATAGAGAAGTTGCGTAATGGGAGCCATTGAAACATCTATAATATTAATATTGTATATGTCAGGGTCTATCATGGAGCATGTGGGCTATGATAATATAGCTATGTGTCTAAGGGCTAAAAGACACATTGAGCGAACTGGCTGGAAAGACAGTGCGAACAAAAGGTATTCTTGCGAGAAAAGAACTGTTGAACTGAAGGAGGGGGTAGACGGCAAGCCGTATGTTTTAAAAATAGTGGAGTAAAAAATGGACCCAATGTCAGCTATTGCAATTGCCACCAGTAGTTTTGCTGCGCTGAAAAAGGGTTTCTCTTTGTCGAAAGAGGTCTACACTATGGCAAACGACATTGGCAAATTTATGGATGCCATCGACTCTGTCAAAAATGTCCACAAAGAGGAAAAGAAAAAATATGGCAGCGTAGGAGAGGAAGCCTTAAAAAGCTTTGTTGCCCATAAAAAAGCTCAAGAAATGGAAAATGAGTTAAGAAACTTTCTAATAGCTAATTATGGATTTAATGCTTGGCAAGATGTTCTTAGAATACAGGCCAAGATAAGAAAAGAAAGAATAGCCATGAGGGAAAAAAGAAGAAGGCAAGTGCAACAAGCAGTAGAAATAGCTTTCGTAATTCTTGTCGGCTGTGTAGGGTTAACTGGTATATATTTATTTGCCATGTATTTAAAAGGGTAGGAGGGGATTATGTTACAAGCATTAATTGGTCCAGCAACAGAGCTTATTGGTAAATTTGTAGAGGACAAAGACAAAAAGAACGAGTTGGCTCATCAGATAGCAACAATGGCTGAACGCCATGCCCAGGAACTCGCAAAAGGGCAGTTGGCTATCAATGCAGAGGAAGCAAAATCCAGAAATGTTTTTGTGGCTGGCTGGCGGCCCTTTATTGGCTGGTCCTGCGGGCTTGCGTTGTTCGCGCATTTTCTGCTTTTTCCGACCGCCGATGTAGTGACTGCTTACATGGGATACCCCCCTGTAGCTTACCCAGCCTTTGACATGGATAGCTTAATGACTATATTACTGGGGATGCTCGGATTGGGTGGAATGCGTAGCTTTGAAAAGTATAAAAAGCTAACTAAATAAGCGGCGCCTGGAGGGGTTATGGACGCAATAGCATTAACTGAACATTTATTAAAGAACATCCGACAGCAGAAGGATGACTATGCAACTATGCTGTCGAATGGTGCGGTAGAAAACATGGAAAACTACCGCTTCATAGTAGGTCAAATACGCGGACTGACCTACTGCGAAGATGAAATAAGAGCCGCGATGAAAGGTGTCATTGAAAATGGCTAAAAAATTATTCGTGCCTGAAAGGGTTGCGGCTAACATGAAGTCTGACGCGCCGCAGACTGAAATACCAAAGGCGGTTCAAAAAGCTCTTCCACAAGAAGAGGAAAATAAGAATACAGAAAATCCATCTGAAATGGATGCCTCTGCTCTTGATAGACTCCCAGAACCTGTTGGGTATCGTCTTCTTGTGATTCCATATTATCCTCCAGCCAAAACAAAAGGCGGCATCTACATACCAGACGCCACTCGTGACCGAGAAGCGTTTGCAACTGTTGCTGCTTATGTCGTTAAGGTCGGCCCAGATGCTTACAAAGATGAGGGCAAGTTCCCTTCTGGCGCATGGGCAGGGGAAAAGTCATGGGTGCTTATGGGTAGATATGCTGGAAATAGGTTCAAAGTGGATGGTCTTGAGGTTCGTCTCATAAATGACGATAATATTATCGCCACTATACTTGACCCAGCAGATATATCGTATGTATAAAAATATTGGAGGCATAAAATGAGCACAGAGCAAATGCAAGAAATTGAAGAAAATCTCACAGTAGATTTTGAAGACGGCGAACAAGTTCTTGAAAAAAGTCAGGAACAACCCGAACAAATGTTCGACTCTTCCGAACAAGTTGATTCTGAAGGTGTTAGCGGTGATGAACTTGAGAATTACAGCGGAAATGTTCAAAAGCGCATAAACCAGTTAACCGCAAAGCGCAAGCAAGCCATTGAAGAGGCCGAAGCGGCGTATAATTATGCTCAACAAGTTCAAGAACAAAATGAGCAAATGAAAAAAAGGCTCGCAGAGCTAGACCAAGGCTACACTAATGAATACGGGGCTCGCGTTGATTCGCAACACGAGCAAGCTAAAAAACTTTTAAAAGAAGCCCGTGAGATTGGTGATGTTGAAAAAGAAATAGAAGCGCAAGATTTAATCGCTAGGCTTGCTATAGAAAAAGAACGTGTTCGCGTTCAAAAAGTAAGGCAAGAGCAAGCGGCACAACAGCCAGAAGAGCCGCCGCAATCTCCGCAGCGCCAACAGGCGCAAAGGGTAGAGGACTTAGACCCTAAACTAAAAACGTGGATGGGTAAAAACGAAAATTGGTTTGGCAAAGACATGGTTATGACCCGTGGGGCACAGGCCATTCACGAAACATTAGTTGGTGTAGAGGGGTATGACCCAACTAGCGATGATTAATATGCGGAGATTGATAAACGTATGCGCGTTGAATTTCCACACAAATTTCAGGCACAGCGGCATAACGCCCAAGCAGTTGCGCCTGCGTCCTCTGGACGGTCAGTGAAATCAGGGCGGAAAAAAACGGTAGAATTGACACCGGGTCAGGTGGCTTTCGCCAAGAAGATGAATATTCCTCTTGAGCGGTACGCAAAAGAAGTCGCAAAACTAGACACAAGGAGTGCATAATGGTTGACCGCGCAAGCCGGGATTCGCAAACCCGTGAAAAAACAGCGAGAGTAGAAGCGTGGCGTCCACCATCAGCCCTTGAGGCTCCAGAACCGCCTGTGGGCTTTAAACACAGATGGATTCGTGAGTCAGTCATGGAATACGATGACCGAAACAACGTCCATAAGCGCCGCCGTGAAGGTTGGGAGCTTGTAAGGGCGGAAGATTATCCTGATTTCGATGCACCTGTCATTGACGAAGGTAAAAACGCTGGCGTAATCGGCGTAGGTGGCTTGGTTCTTGCCAGAATACCTGAAGAGATTGTGGAACAACGTGACGCACATTATCGTAGTGTCACAGCAAATCAAATGGAATCTGTAGATAGAGATTGGATGCGTGAGTCGAATGCGGCTATGCCCAAGCTAAATCCACAGCGTTCAAGTAAAGTAACCTTTGGCTCAAAAGGCCAAAATTAATCTCATAAGGAGAGTTCAAGATGGCTAATAAAGACGCCTCTTTTGGTCTGCGCCCAGCGCGTTTGATGAACGGCTCTGCATTTATGAACCAGCAAAACAAGTACAGAATTGCTTCTGGCTACTCAACCGCTATCTTTCAGGGTGACATTGTTGCTGTCGTGACTGGTGGTGGGATTGAGCGCATTGCCGCTGGCGGCTCTGGCTTGGTTCTTGGTGTGTTCAACGGATGCCGTTACACTGACCCAACCACGAAAAAGGAAACTTTTTCAAACAGCTACCCTGGCTCAATTGCCGCTTCTGACATTGAAGCGTTTGTAATTGATGCTCCAGATGTAGTTTATGAAATTCAAGCAGACGCTGCATTCCCTGTGGCTGACCTGTTTGGCAATTTCGACATCGTTGACCAATCACCTGTAGGTGACACAAACTCTGGCGTTTCACGCATGGAAATTGACGTTACCACTGGCGCAACAACCGCAACACTGCCTCTGAAAGCGCTTGATATTTCGCAAGACCCAGAGAACAGCGATGTGGCAAGCGCAAATACAAACGTGATGGTCGTTATCAACAACCACTTGTTGTCCGCTGGCACAACTGGCTTGGCATAAGGAGACTAGATAATGGCTATTTCAAGAGCACAGCTAGTTAAAGAACTAGAGCCAGGCCTGAACGCCCTGTTCGGCATGGAATATGACCGCTATGACGCGGAGCACGCAGAAATTTTCGACACTGAATCATCAGACCGTGCGTTTGAAGAAGAGGTAATGCTCGTTGGTTTCGGCAACGCTCAAACTAAAGCTGAAGGTGCAGGCGTATCTTTCGATAATGCTTCAGAAGCATACACAGCACGTTACAGCCATGAGACTATCTCATTGGCTTTCGCGCTGACTGAAGAAGCAATGGAAGATAACTTGTATGACCGTCTTGGCGCTCGTTACACCCGCGCATTGGCACGCTCAATGTCGCATACAAAGCAAGTAAAAGCCGCTGCTGTCCTAAATAATGCTTTCGACAGCAACTTTGCTGGCGGTGATGGTAAAGAGCTTTGCGCTACTGACCACCCATTAGCTGGCGGCGGTACTTTCCGTAACGAGCTTGCAACAGCGGCTGACCTTAACGAAACATCACTTGAGAATGCCTTAATTGACATCTCAACTTTCGTTGATGAGCGGAACATGATTATCGCATTACGCGGTACTAAGTTAATTGTTCCGACACAGCTTCAGTTTGTTGCTGACCGTCTGCTTGAGTCTACATTGCGTGTAGGCACAGCAGATAATGATGTGAATGCAATTCGCAACATGGGTATGTTGCCAGAGGGTTACACTGTTAACCACTTCCTAACAGACCCAGATGCTTTCTTTATCAAAACAGATACACCAAATGGCTTTAAGCACTTTGAGCGTACTCCTATGTCAACAGGCATGGAAGCTGATTTTGATTCAGGCAACATGCGCTTTAAAGCTCGTGAGCGTTATAGCTTCGGTTATTCCGACCCACGCGCTGTATTCGGTTCCCCAGGAGCCTAATACAAACAAATGTTCTGAAAGGGGCGGCTTTTCAGCCGCCCTTTTTTATTGTATAGTTACTTATCCCTGACAGTCGCATGGTGCGGCTGACACTAGCCAAGACAGGAGATAATCATGGCTAATACAACCTTCCAAGGAGTAGTGCGCTCCTATGCTGGTGGTGGCAAAGGCGTTGTCACACCCGGCGTAATGACACAATCAGTACAAATCTCATGTGACCCAACTGCAAACGCAGCGGCTAACGTAAAGATTGGAACTTCATCTTCAACTGGTGAAAATTTAGTGTTGCCCGCTGGTGCAATTCCAATTTCAGTGATGACCATGAATGCCTCTACAGGCGGCACAAACCCAACAATTGATATTGGCGGAACCCCTGCTGGCGGTGCAAATGACCCTGACGGTCTATTTAATGAAGTAGATTGTGACGGCAAAGGCACTATAAAGGGCGCAGACGGCGCTTTAGCAATTGCTGGCGGTCTATCAGCCAACACAACCGTTACCGCAATGAAAGGCTCTTCAGCGGCCACTGGCGGCACATGGACAGGAATCTTAACATACGCAATGTCAAATGATGGCGTAGAATAAGGAGGCTTAAATGGCTGGTCCAGTAAAAGCCTTTAACCATGCACAAGGGGCTGCCGCTGCCGTGGTCGGCCCTGCACGGTCAAGAATACGTCAGATTGTAATTTTTGCTGATGCGGCTGGTGCTTTTACCATCAAGAATGGTGACGCCAGTGGTGAAGTTTTAATCACGCAAACATTTCCTACAGGTCTTCATCATTTGAACATTCCTGATGATGGAATTATAGCTAGTAGCGGTGCTTTTGTTTCCGCGTTTACAGGCTCAAGCAATCAATTGACAATATTCTTGTCATAGGGAGTTCGCTATGGCTCGTAAAAGGGACAAGCAACCGCCTAAAACAAAAAAGTATTTCCGCTCTACTAAAAGTGGAGCGGGAATGACTAAGGCTGGTGTCGCTAAATATCGCAGAGACAACCCAGGAAGCAAGCTAAAAACGGCTGTTACTGGGAAGGTTAAAAAAGGTTCTGCGGCGGCAAAACGCCGTAAATCATTCTGCGCTCGAAGCGCTGGTCAAATGAAGAAATTTCCTAAAGCAGCTAAAAATCCCAATAGCCGTTTGAGACAGGCGAGGCGTAGATGGAAATGCTAGTTAAGATTTTGATAGGTGTAATAGGTTTTTTTACAGCTTTATCTGTGCCATTTATTGGCTGGGTAGGGATAAGTATTGTTGATATGAAGGTTGACTTAGCAGAGACGCACGCAAAGGTTGACGCTAATTATCAAATGATTAGGCCTATGTGGGAACAATTTATTTCGGAGAAAAAAATTGCCAATATCACGCTCGCAGATGTCCCAGCAAATCAGCAACCCGGGGAGTAAAAAAATGCCGAAAGATGCTTGTTATAAGAAAGTAAAAGCTCGATACAGAGTTTTTCCAAGCGCGTATGCAAGCGGCGCCATTGCCAAATGCAGAAAAGTGGGTGCCAAGAATTGGGGAAATAAGTCCAAGGCAAAGAAAAAAGCTGCGGGCGGCATTGTAACTATGGAAAATGGCGGTGTTGTTAATAAAGCAAAGCGTCCGTCTAAAAATAAAAATGTAGCACGCGGCTGTGGTGTTGTTATGAGTAATAGGCGTAAAAAAACTCAATACGCATAATGGGGCGGATATGGCGGTTAGAAAAACAAAAGCTGGAGCTAATCTCAAGCGGTGGTTCAAAGAGGACTGGAAGGATGTTCGCACGGGGAAAGCATGTGGGCGCCGCAAAGGAGAAAAACGGGGCACTCCATATTGTCGCCCCAGCAAGAGGGTTTCTTCCAAAACTCCAAAAACCTCCAAAGAAATGACCTCCGCTGAAAAGCGAAGTAGGATATCTCAGAAGAAGCGTATTGGACAGCCTGCTGGCAAACCGCGCCGGGTAAAATCTTTGAAGCGAAAGAGAAAGTAAAATGTCTTTGGAGGGGCAGGTAAAACAAGAGCTTCGTCTCTGGTCTAAAGAGGCGCTAGAAAAGCCTAATGAGAACTACAATGGGCTTCCAGCTTGTCCGTTCGCAAAGAAATCGTGGTCTGAAGGCCGCGTTGGCTTTACGTTTAAAAGAGGCGCCTCTTGGAATGTTTTAATTGAAACAATTGAAGCCTGGGATGACAGCAAAGATGTTATTATCTTGATTGACTTTGAGTACCCAGAGCTCGATGAAATGTACAAATTTCTGGATGTTTTGAACGATACTTTGTCTGATGACGGCACTGATATGTTTGTTATGGGGTTTCACCCAGAAGCGGAGAGCAATGAATTTCTGAATGACTCCTTTGAGATGACTGATGATAATTCTTATGCTATGATATTTTTGCAACGCTTGACAAAACTGCAAGAAGCCTCGAATCTTTTGAGAGACAAGGGGTATTATAAGTTTTGCGAGGATTATTATGACAATAACTCTCTGTACCAATTAAGAGAAATTCTTTATAGGAGATTAAAAGATGGCACCAAAGAAAAAAGTTAAGAAGATGATGGGCGGCGGCGCAGCTAAAAAAATGATGCGTGGTGGCATGGCAACAAAGAAAAAAGTAGCTATGATGCGCGGTGGCGGTAAAGCCAAAAAAATGATGGGCGGCGGTAAGGTCAAGAAGTAATGGCTGTTTCAGGCTCCACTGATTTTGAGCTAGATGTATCTGATTACATTGAAGAGGCTTTCGAGCGTTGTGGCTTAGAGGTTAAAACAGGTTACGACCTCAAGACAGCCAAGCGCTCGATGAACCTTATGTTTGCTGAATGGGCAAACAGGGGTCTTAATCAATGGACAATTGTTCAGCGTACACAGGCGTTAACTGCTGGAACGGCATCTTATTCTTTGGGTTCTGATGTGATTGACGTATTGTCCATGGTTGTGCGAAGAAACAACACGGACATTAGTATAGACAAAATTAGTCGTGATGAGTTTTTGAATATTCCGAACAAAAGTACGGAAGGTCGGCCTAGTCAATTTTTTATTGATAGGCAGATTACACCCGTTCTTAATGTTTGGCCTTCTCCTGAAAACAGCACAGATGTCATTATCTATGATTGCTTAACTCGCTTAGATGATGCTGATACTTTTACCAACACTGTTGATGTCCCTTTCAGGTTTTATCCTTGCCTAGCTGCTGGCCTTGCTTACTATCTTGCTATTAAACGTGCGCCAGACCGCATTCAGTTGTTAAAGTCTGTATATGAGGAAGAGTTTGATAGAGCGCTGTCAGAAGACAGAGACAGGGCTTCTTTCAATGTGGCGCCTAATCTTAGATACTACAGGGTTTGATAGATGGCAAAATATGCTGCTGGAAAATACGCATATGGCATATCAGACCGCTCTGGGTTTCGTTACAAGCTTAAAGATATGCGTATGGAGTGGAATGGGTTTCTTGTGGGTAAGGACGAGTGGGAATCAAAGCACCCGCAACTAGAGCCTCGCCGACATCCAACTGATGCGGAAGCAATCCGAAATTCTAGGCCAGATACAAACAATATCATACCGCAAACCATCAAGTTTCCTACATTTAATTTGCAGACATTGCGGAGCATAGCGGTGCCGTTTATGAATGGCTCTGTTGGCTCTGTAACGGTTGGTGGCACTGCAGTTACTCCAACAAATGTTAATCCTACAGGCGTTAGCGCAACGGCATCTGTTGGCTCCGTAACTGTTTCTACATCTGGCGTTGTTATAACGCAGACATTTACTGTTACTGTTCAAAGCTATTATGGTGCAAATAAATATTACATTGACGGTGTTCGCCAAGCTACAGTTACCTTAACTGAAGGAAACACTTACAGATTTGACCAAAGTGACAGCAGCAATTCAGGGCATCCATTACGCTTGTCAACAACGTCTGACGGGACTCATAGTGGTGGCACACAATACACAACAGGGGTAACAACAACTTCAACTTACACACAGATAACAGTGGCGGCAGGTGCCCCAACTCTGTACTATTACTGCACAAACCATAGCGGCATGGGCGGACAGGCGAATACACCATGACTTATACATTGACCACATTAAAACAGGCCATTCAAGATTACACTGAGAATGATGACACTACATTTGTAAATAATCTAGACAACATCATTAGAAATACAGAAGAGCGGATTCTTAAACTTGTTGATTTGGATTACTTTAGAAAAAATGTTACAGCCACAACAGCTTCTGGTAATAAGTTTTTGGCTCTCCCCGCAGACTATCTTTCAACGTTTTCTTTGTCGTACTTGAATAGTGGGGAACATGTATTCTTGTTGCAAAAAGATGTTAATTTTCTTCAAGAATTTGCGCCTGATTCAACAGTTACAGGTGCGCCAAAGTATTATGGCGTTTTTGATGTGGACAATCTTATTTTAGCGCCTACACCAAATCAGGCGTACTCTGTTGAATTACATTATTATTATAGGCCGCAATCAATCACTGCGACAACTTCAGGTACGTCTTGGTTTGCGGACAACGCCCCCGACACTTTGTTGTATGGTTCATTGGTTGAAGCCTACACATTTATGAAGGGTGAGCCGCCGATAATACAACTTTATGAAAGCAGGTTTTCAGAATGTGTTGCTAGACTAAAGAATTATGGCGAGGGGATGGAAAATACAGACGCTTACAGAACGGGTCTTGTTCGTATGCAAAAAACTTAATGGAGGGTTAAATGTTATCTTTTACTGGTGGACTGGAGATGGGGTCTGTCAATGTTATGACATCTGACAACGGTGGTCACAGTTCAGAACAGATTGTAGAACTTGCGATGGACAAGATAATGAAGGTGTCTGATACTGCACCTCCAGCCATCCGAGACCAGGCAGAGGCTTTTCAAAATAATCTGCGTGTAGTATTGTATCATTACATTGAATTGGCAAGGCGCGAGGAACGTGCTAGTATTGCCAATAAAATACAATCTGCTGGCAACAGCGAAATGGCTGAACTCGTTAGGAGACTATAAATGGCTATTACACAAGCAATGTGTACTTCTTTCAAGAAGGAACTTTTGGAAGGAAAGCACAACTTTTTAAACTCTGGTGGAAGCGACTTCAAGCTGGCTTTGTACACAAGTTCAGCCTCACTTGACGCTGCAACCACTGCATACACTGCGTCAAACGAAGTTAGTGGCACAGGTTACTCAGCAAAAGGTTCGTCCCTTACAAGGGTTAACCCAAGCTCATCTGGCACAACTGCTTTTACTGATTTTGCAGACTTGAGCTTTACAACAGCTACAATTACCGCTCGTGGCGCGTTGATTTACAACGAAGACACTTCAGGTGATACGTCTGTATGTGTGCTTGACTTTGGTTCTGATAAGACATCAACCGCTGGTACATTTACAATTCAGTTCCCAACTGCTGACGCTACCAACGCGATTATCCGCATAGCTTAACGAGTAAGCCATGTCGCTATCGGGTTGGGGCAGAGGCACTTGGAGCCAAGGTGCTTGGAACGAAGCCCTGCCCGTTTTGGTGACAGGAGTAGCGGGTACTGGTGCGGTTGGCATACCGCAATTTGCGGGTGATGTTGCTCCTGCTGTCGTCAACACAAACATTCTCGGCACTGGGCAAATTGGCAATGCTCTGGCAGCGGGGGGTGCAATTGTTACTGAAGATGGTTTGGTTGGCTCTATTAGCTTTGGTGACGAACAGGTATCCGCCGGGGCTAATGTGTTCCCAACAGGGGTTACATCTGGCTCTGGAGACATAGGCACCGTTTCTTTCAGTCTTGATTGTGTTTTTGCCGCCTCTGGGGTATCATGCTCTGGAGCGATAGGTGCTGTCGAGGTGGACGACTTAGCGTTTGGGGTCACAGGATTGCAAGCCACTGCAAATGTTGGTATTGTCAATGTGTGGGGACGGGTGGTTCCTGACCAAAATGCGAATCCGCAAGAAATTGTGCCGTCCACGACTAACACTTGGAGCGATATAACGCCTAGCAGCACTCCGAACTGGAAAGAGGTGGCATAATGCCAAGCGCATACACAAGTAACACTGGTATAGAAAAGCCAGCTACTGGCGAACAGTCAGGTACCTGGGGTGATACCACCAATACTAACTTTGACATCATTGACACCGCTCTAAACGGTGTCGTTACGTTAAGTTTAAGTGGTACTTCTTCAACCCTTACCACCACAGACGGCACCGTAACAGACGGCATGAACAAGGTAATTGTTTGTTCTGGTTCGCCGTCTGGCACTCACACCATCACCGTTGCCCCAAGCGGTGCAGAAAAGATTTATTTTGTAACGAATAGTTCAGGAGAGTCTGTAATCTTTTCACAGGGCACAGGCGCAAATGTTACGATTGCAAATGGCGAGTCTCGCATCATTCATTGTGATGGGGCTGGTTCTGGCGCAGCAGTGACCGATTTCTCCTCTACTATGGCGGCAAGTACAACCTTCATCAATAACACCGCTGACGGCAACGCCACCGCGTTAGCAATTGCATTAGGATAGTATCATGGCAAACACTTTTAAGGTCATAACTAAAGCTGGCGTGACGAGTGAAGATGTCATCTACACTGTCGCGTCAAGCACAACCACTGTTATTTTGGGTTTAGTCTTGGGCAACACAACAAGTAGTCAGACCACTGCTACCGTTACGTTGTCCTCAAACACCGCCAATCGAGCAGGGGCAAATAATGAGGCCAATCAAGATGTAGAATTGGTAACAAATGCACCGATTCCTTCTGGCTCATCTCTCGAACTGCTTTCAGGCAACAAGGTCGTGTTGGAAACAACAGATGTAATAAAGGTAACGGCAGGCGCAGCTACAGATGTTTGCTTGTCTATTATGGAGATTACCTGATGTCATATGTGGGTAACAGCCCTGCGGAAATATATAGCTCAGTTCAGAAACAGGATTTGACAGGGGGTAGCGGTACTGGTTTTACGTTAAGCTACCCTGTGACAAACGCGAATGAGATTTCTGTTTTTGTTAACAATGTGCGCCAAGAGCCTACTGAAGCGTATACTGTTTCTGGCACCAGTTTAACAATGACAGGTTCAATTGCGGCTAGCGATGACTTTTACATTATTTTCTCTGGCTTGACTCAAGGCACAATCGCCCCGCCTGATGATTCTGTAAGTACAGCCAAGATACAGAACGGTGCGGTTACTGCGGCAAAGATTAGTAGCTTGCCAACAGGGTCTGTATTGCAAGTTGTTCAAGCTGTAAAAACAGACACGCAAACATTTAATGCAAATACTTATTCTGCAATAAGTGGTCTTTCAGCTGTGATTACACCAACAAGCACATCTAGCAAAATATTGGTACAAGCTGTTATTCATGTAGGCGCATCTGGTCAGAATGAAGGTGTAGGTGGAAAGTTATACAGAAATGGTTCTGAGGTCAGTGGAGCGAGAGGGGATGCAGCTGGTAGCAGAGATAGAAATTGGTTTCATGCTGGTGAGTATGCCCAAACAACTTCTCAAAGCCCATCTACTCCTATGTATTTAGATAGCCCTTCATCAACTGCTCAACTTACCTACGAAGTTTATTGTCGGGCGCACAGTAGTGGCTACCCTGCCTACATCAACAGAAGTGAAGATGATTCTGATGATAATCGTAGAAGTAGAACTATTTCAACAATCACACTTATGGAAATAGCGGGATAGGGAGGCTCTAATGGCATTATCTAAAATACAAGCAGAAAGCATGAACCTCGCTGATACCTATGCGTTTACTGGTACTGTGAGTGGTGCTGGTGCTATGGCTGTTGTTTCTACTGGCACTTCGGCAACAGGCCTAAGTGATTTGCAAGTAACATTACCGACAAGCGGTTATAGCGTTTTAGATTTGCATGTCTTTGGATATTACAGTTCTGCCGCCGCAGACTTATATAGTTATTTTCAAACTTATGGTGGTTCTTATAGGACTGGTAGTTCAGATTATGCGTGGACTAATGTTGATAGAAAGTATGGCGTTGCGCCACAGGGCAGCAGTGAGAACACATCTGCTTATATGAGATTGAATTATCATTCACCTTCTGATTTGGCGGCTGGTGCTAATGATTACCTTTTTAGATTTACCAACAATGGAAGCACATCTTTGCGTACTCAAGTATTTCACATGGTAGGCGGAGATAGCGGTGATTCAAACCATCATGCTGGTTTTGGTTCAGCAATGTTAAACACCGCAGAGGCTAACGATAAGTTTAAGATATCACCAGCGTCAGGCACTTTTAGTCATGGTGGCTATGTGCTTTATGGTTTAGCGAGTTCATAGGTGAAGCATGACTAGATATCATTATATTGATGGCGTTAAGATAGCCTTAACCGATGAAGAAGAAGCTGTAGTTGTTGCAGAAGAACAGGCATGGGCAGATGGTCAAGCAGACCGTGACCTTGCCGCCCTTCGTGCAGAGCGTGACCGTTTGTTGGCAGAAACAGATTACTATGGTAACTCAGATGTGACCTTGCCCACCGCAATGAAGACGTATCGTCAAGAACTGCGCGATATAACCAAAACAGCTACATCACTTGAAGATGTAAATTGGCCTACCAAGCCGTGAGGATAGATAGATGAGCGTAGCAAGAAATTTAGCGGATTCAGTAGGTTCTAGCGGGTTAGTTTTGCCTAGCGGTTCAGTATTACAAGTTGTGCAAGACACAGAATTAACTGGTCTTACCACTACAAGTACATCTTTTGCGGATAACGCTGGTTTAAGTGTTAGTATTACACCCCAGTCTACTAGCAATAAAATTTTAGTGCTGGCACAGTTCGGAATGTATGCTGGTAACAGTTGGAGTGGTGGCATAGGGTATTACACTATATTCAGAGACAGTACAAATCTTGGAGATAGCACTGTAGGTGCTGTAGCGATTTATCAAAATGTTTCTGGTTCTGCGACACAGGCTGGTTCTATAAATTATTTGGACAGCCCTGCCACTACAAGTGCGATTACATACACTATGCAAATGAAAACAGGCAACGCAAGTCATTCAATAGGCACTGGTAGTTACGGCGCAGGCAACGGGATAAACAGCATTACCGTTATGGAGATTGCAGGGTGAACCAGAATCATTTTAAAGGAGCTAAGTTATGCCTTATATAGGAAAAGCCCCGAATTTTGGTATTAGAACCCGCTACTATTATACAGCGTCAGGTTCTGAAACAACCTTGTCTGGTGCAGATGATAACGGCTTGTCACTAAAGTTTACTGACGGTCAGTATGTAGACGTAAAGCTGAACGGCGTATCGCTCGTTGCGGGTACGGACTATAATACAAACACTGCTAACACCATTAGCGGCCTTGCTGCACTGACCGCAGGGCAGATAGCCGAGGTTGTGGTCTTTGATGCGTTTAGCGTGGCAAACACTGTTCCTGTTACTGGAGGCACCTATTCTGGCGCGGTGGCGTATGATAGCGATGTTACTTACAATAAGGCGTTGCAGGGCAACACCAACACGGATACGACTAACACAGGCAGTGTTACGCTTGATTTTGACACTTACCAAAACTTTGTTTTGACCTTTACAGGAAATGTTACTTTTGCCAATCCCTCAACTGAGGCGGTAGGTCAATCTGGTTTTATCGTAATAATCCAGGACTCAACAGGCGGTCGAACGCTTTCCTTGGGCACGGACTACGAAACTGCGGGAGCCGCTGGAATAACCCTATCACCAGCAGCCAGCGCAACGGATATTGTACCGTATATTGTAGCAGCATCTGGGCGTATTCTGCTTGGCACACCGCAATTAGCTTTCGCATAAGGAGCGGCTATGTCTGGTCCATTAGGTTCCTCTCAATTTCTTTATGGCACACCCGCAACAGGGGGTCAGTCTCTGCGATTTGAAGACGAAGATGTTGCCTACCTGTCTAAAACATTTGCTTCTGCTGGAACACGCACAAAATACACCATCAGCCTTTGGACTAAATTAGGAAACAGAGGTACTTGGAAATATCTTTTTGCCGCTGGAACATCAAGCAATGGTGGGCAAAGAGGCTATCTTGTAATAGATGGAAGCGACCAAATATACTTTCAAATTGGCGATAGTTCAGCAAACACTTCTCGTTATTATATTACAGATGCAGTTTATCGTGACCCGTCAGCTTGGTATCATATTGTCTTGGCTGTAGATACTACCAGAGCAAATTCACACAATAGCACTGCTGGGACAAACAGAGTTGAACTGTATGTTAATGGTGACTTTGTATCGTTTGGTTCGACAACAAATGCTGTAGGTTTAAACTATGCAAATAGTGTGATTAATAATAACACCACCCATTACATTGGTGCAGATGAATACGGAAAGTCATCCTCAACAAACGTCTGGGATGGCTATATAGCTAACTTTTCTTTCATTGACGGCACTGCCCTAGACCCTACCAGCTTTGGCGAGTACGAGGACACACTGTGGAAGTCTAAGTCTGATTCAAACATTACTAGCAACTTGACCTTTGGGACAAATGGGTTCTACCTACCGTTCAAGCAGACCACTGAGGCCGAAGGGTTCTCGACTGTGACCTACACTGGCAACGGCGGCACACAGTCCATCGAGGGCGTGGGCTTTGAGCCAGATTTTGTATGGGCAAAAGCTAGAAATGGGGCTTTCAGTCATGGGCTGTTTGACTCCGTCAGAGGTGCAACAAAAAGGTTGCAGTCACAGAGTACAGCTGCAGAGGATACAACTGGGCTTACATCTTTCGACAGTAATGGTTTTACTACATCAAATTATAATTCTTCTGGGTACAACTACGTCGCATGGTGCTGGGATGCTGGCTCTGGTTCTGCCGCAAGCAATACTGATGGCAGTATTACTAGCACAGTTAAAGCTAATATCACAAAAGGGTTTAGCATAGTAGGATGGACATCGCCCGGCGGTGGCTCAAACACAATTGGTCATGGCCTTAGTTCTCCGCCAGAAATGATAATTACTAAAACAAGAACAGCATCTATCGCGTA